ATGTTAACGTTCGTTCCAATGGGAATGTCGGGACATCTGATTCAATTACGGGAGTAGTGGCTTTGCCATTGGCTCTAGATTTTGGGCCAGAAGGCGAAGTTATTGAAATTAATGTTAGTTCAGATCTGACTAGATTTGGATACGACCTAACACACGAAAAACTTTTGTTGCTCCGAGAAGCATTAAAGCAAGCTGCAACTGTATTACTTTATCGAGTAGGTAGCGGAGGAAAAGCAGCAGCTGTCGAAGGATCTTTATCAGTTACGGCACTATACGGTGGAACTAGGGGAAATGACATCAGTGTTATTTCAAAAGAAAATGTAAATATTACTGGAGCTTTTGATGTTGAGACATATCTTGAGGGCCGATTGATTGATTCTCAGACGGCAAAGACGATCGGCGAATTAAGCAATAATCGGTTAATTTCTTTCACTGGCGAAGGAGATTTAACTGCTTTCTCGATTGTCTTAGAAAATGGATCTAATACTGCAGCAACGGCGAATGACTATATGACTTTCTTTAGCAAGATTCAAGTATATGATTTCAATACCATTGCTTTGCCAGTCAAAGATGAAGTTACAAAGGCTGCGGGCGCTTCTTTTATCAATCGCATGAGAAATGAAGAAGGCAAAAAGTGTCAATTAGTAGTTGCGGGTTATGCGGCTAATAGTGAGGCTGTTATCAACATTAAGAATGGTGTAGTGCTGTCAGATGGCACCTTAATTTCTCCCGAACAAGCAACAGCATGGGTAGCAGGAGCTTCGGCGGCAGCGGGTGTTGCGACATCGCTAACTTACAAAGCTTATGATGGTGCTACTGATGTAACACAACGGTACTTAAATTCGGAGATCATCACTTCACTGCAGAATGGTGAATTCGTATTTACAGAAAAACGAGGATCTGCTGTTGTTGAGCAAGATATTAATAGTTTACGCTCATTCACTACCGAAAAAAGTCGAGACTTTGCTAAGAACCGTATTCTTCGAGTATTGGATGATATTGCTAATAACTCAAAGAAAACATTTGAAGATAATTTCATTGGAAAAGTAAATGCAGATCAGGACGGCAGAGAGTTATTCAAAGCCGATCGTATTAGCTATTTCAATTCATTGCAAGGAGCAGGAGCAATCACGAACTTCTCGGCAGATGATGTTGTGGTAGAAGCAGGAAATGATAAAGATTCTATTGTACTTAATGTACAAGTTCAGCCAGTAGACGCTATGGAAAAACTTTACATGACAGTGCAGGTCTTATAAGAAAGGGGAATAAAAGAATATGCCATTTTTAAAAGCTGGGGACGTGATTTCTGGTCGTGAAGGGACTGCCTTTATGACCATTGATGGCCGGAATATTCCGATGTTTTGGTTAAAAAATATTGAGGCTAAAGTTGAGTTAATCAAAACGGAAGTTCCGGTTTTGGGTAAACGAATGAATCAACAAAAAGTAACTGGGGCTAATGGTACAGGATCGATGACTATTCACAAAGTAACCAGTGAATTTGCAGCAATCGGTATCAACTACCTTAAGTCGGGAAAGATTCCTGATATCACAATTAAAATTACAAACGATGATCCCAATAGCACCGTAGGTCGACAATCGACGCTTATTAGTGATGTTATTTTTGATTCTATCGTTATTGCGAAGTTAGATATTGAATCAGAAACATTAGATGAAGATGTTGACTTTACATTTGCAGATGCTGATTTATTAGATCAGTTTGTTGAACCATCACTAGGATAATTTAGGAGGAGACACACATGGATATCAAAAGTTTTATGATTGAAGCACAAGGCGGAACAAAAGAAGTCGAATTTGATCGGTTTGAAGAACCATTTGTTATTGAAGCAATTTCAGAAACCGAAAATGATCGCTTGAAAAAAGCGAGCACCTCTAAACGGCGCAGTAAATCAGGAAATACTATCAAAGATCTTGATACTGATCGATATGCAGACGCTTTGCTATCTCAATGTGTAAAAACGCCTGACTTGCACAATGCAGAACTGCAAGCTTATTTTAAAACGGAAGGATCGGCTTCTGATACATTGAAAGCAATGTTGCTTGCAGGTGAATATGCAACACTATCAAAAGAAGTATTAGAGCTTAACGGTTTTGATGAGGACGAAGAAGATCTTAAAGAAGATGTAAAAAAATAATGGAAGACGGCGAATCCGGTGAGTTTTGGTATGCATATCATGCGTACCATCGCAATGGGATGACGCCGTCTATTTTTTCAAATCTTCCCAAAAGAGAAAAAGCAATCGTTATGGCTTTCATAGATATCAATATTGAAGCAGAAGAAAAGGCTAATAAAAAAATGAAGAAGTAGGTGGATTCTATGGCATCTCTAGAAGCGAGCTTAAAGCTTCGAGATCAATTCACCGCAGTTCTCAAAACAATCGATAGCGCCTTAAATCATACAACGCAAACCATGAGTTCATTTAAGCAAACAGCAGCTGGTCCGGCTCAAGCATTACAGCAAATGGCCACAGCAGCTGCTAGTGCTGTTAGCAAGATGAATTCAAGTATTCGAAGTGGATTAGATGTTGTGATGAATGTGGTTCGCTCGACTACCGAGAGAATCTTAACGCTATTCGGGAACTTCGGAAATCAAATTTCGACGAAGCTAAATCTTGGAGGTGTGACCTCAAAAATATCTTCAGCATTTAGCGGAGTGACCAATAAACTTTCATCTGTATTTTCTGGTCTAGGAAAAATAGCAGGATCCGCTTTTAGTTCAGTGACGTCTGCTGCTAAGAGTTTTGGTTCAGGAGTATCATCAGTATTTACTTCAGTGATTGGGCATGCTAAAAATTTTGGCAGTAACCTAGGCAATGCATTTAATGGCGCGAAAAATTCGTTCAAGCAGTTTGGCCACGATTTAAAATCAGGCTTTTCAGGAATCAAAGAATCTACAGGACAAGCAACAAATGGTGTGAAAAGTTTTGTTGCTGCTATTGGCTTGATGAAAGCTGCAAGTGCAATAGTAAATACTGTCAAAAGTTCGATCGATGGAGCAATTGATCGTTTTGATACGCTGAATCAGTTTCCTAAAATGATGCAAGCTGTTGGCTTTAGTGCCGATCAAGCCGCAACTGCAAAAGATAAGCTAGTGGCGGGGATCGATGGATTGCCAACTACTTTAGGTGAGGTTGTAAGCACTACACAGCGTATCGCCACAATGACCAAAGATTTGGATGGGGCTACTAAAACAACGTTGGCCCTAAATAACGCATTTTTGGCATCTGGTTCAGATTCTGCAAAAGCCTCGCAAGGTCTAGAGCAATATATTCAAATGCTCGGTAAAGGCGAAGTGGATATGCAATCTTGGCGATCGCTTCAAGATACTATGGGGGTTGCTCTAAATGAAGTTGCTGAATCTTTTGGTTTTGCTGGTCGTTCTGCTCAGAATGATTTGTACAAAGCCTTGCAAGAAGGAAACATAACTTTTGATCAGTTCAACAACAGAATCATTGAAATGAGTGAGGCAACTGGCGGATTTGCAGAACGTGCTTTGATTGGTTCTGAAGGTATTAAGACGAGCTTTAAGAATATCAGAACAGCTGTTACGAACGGCGTTGAGGGGTCCATAAGGAAAATAGATTCCTTAGTTGAAAAGATTACTGGGAAAAATATTGCTAAAAACTTAGATGGTGTGAAACAAAAAGTTAAAGATGTTTTCGCAGCGATTAATGGAAACGATCAAAAGACTGGTCTGTTGGATCGTTTACCAGGAATGATTGAAAAGGTTACTCCTTATGTGAACGTATTGAAAGGCGCCTTTAATGATTTGAAAGGACCGATTGGCGATGCAATCAATGCAGTCAAGAAAAGCCTGTCCGAATTAACAGGATCCTTTGGTAGTCAAAAAAGCGTGGCTAGCTTTCAATCGTTTGTTGATGGAATAACGGAGAGTATATCTAAACTTGCAGGTTTTGTTGAAAAACATTCAGATTCAATTGCTAAATTAATTTCATTGTTACCCAAATTAGCTGCTGCTTTTATTGGGTTTAAAATCGGCAAAGGAGTTTTATCACCATTCCTTACATTTGGGAAAGGATTAACCACTGTCTTATCCGCTACTGGTAAATTAGGTGGTAATTTGGCTGGTAACTTTTTAAGTATTTTTGGTTTTGGAAAGAGCAAACCCGGGAGCGATCCTTCGGGTGGCTCCGACATGGGTGCAAAAACCCTAATTAGTCCATTAAATACTTTCTTAAATACAATGAACGGTTTTGCAAAAGGCGCAACAAACCTAGCGCTTGTTTTTGGAGTTATTTTATTGATCAAGCAAGCAGCCCAAGCTCTCAAAGAAGTAAGTGAGAAAATTCCTGATAATTTGGCTATGCTATCAGTGAAACTGGGAATGATGGCAGCTTCATTGGCTGGTATGGGTGTTTTTGTTGCCGCTGCAGGACTAATTGCTAAAAGAAATCCAAGCGCTGCAATAGCGGGTTTGGCAACTGTTGCTGCACTATCAGGAAATATTATTTTGGCGGCAGAAGCTATGAAACAAATTGACTCAAAAGTACCTACTGATATAGCGTCTTTTGGTGCAAAACTTGGAAACATGGCAATTGCACTTGGCAGCATGGCGGCTATTGTGGGAATTGCGGGTGTACTGGCAAATCTTAATCCTTCAGCTGCAGTAGCTGGATTGGTGGTTGTTGCTGCGCTAAGTGTTGAATTAATCTTAGCAGCAGAAGCTATGAAACAAGTGAATAATAAGGTTCCAAGCAACATAGGGGATTTCTCTTCTAAAATTGCAAATATGGCGATAGCTATTGGTAGCTTATCTCTGCTGGCCGGCATCATAGGATCAGTCATGGCTACAGGAATTGGCGGAGCAATCATTACAGCGGGTCTGTTAGCAATTGCAGCCGTTGCCACTGATTTGATTCTTGTTGCTGAAGCAATACAACAAGTCCAAAACAAGGTCCCTGATGATCTGTCTGGAGTAAAAACAAAGATCGACAATATTGCTGAAGTAATTGGATATTTTTCTGACAAAAATTTGGGCAATATCTTCAGTGTGTTTAGTAATGCTGTAGGTATGCTAAATACTGCAGTAGTCGTATCTAACTTATCGAAGTTTGTTGAAATTGGTAACGCAATGATCGATCTTCAAACAGTAGTTTTTTCAAGAACAGCTGTGATGGGGGCAATTGAAGACATTCAATACTGCATGGATGCTTTGACCAATGGTAGTTTCATAAGCAAGTTTGGAGCTTTAGCTAATAGCAGCTTAGACACTGGGACAACCTCTAATGTAGAGAAAATACTCGATACCCTAATTCAAATTGGTAATAGTTTTCAGAAATTGGAATTAGTTTTATTTACTCGAAGCGCAGTTGAAAAATCTATTCTTGATATTCAAAGTGCAATTGATTTATTGACTAGTGGAAGTCTATCAACAAAATTGAATAATTTCATAGGCAGTGGTTTTGACAGTGGAACTGTCAATAAGGTCTCTGAGACTATTGATACGCTGATAAAAATTGGAAATCAATTTGTTAAGCTACAATCAACTGTTTTCTCTGCAAACGCTGTTCAATTGGCTATCGATGATTTGCAAAAATGTATCGATATGCTGACTGGAGGTGGTTTGTGGGATAAACTAAAAAACTTTTTTGGAAGTAAAATTGACACAGGTACTTTGAACGAAGTCAGTCAAGCGATAGACGTACTGATTCAAATTGGTCAAAAATTTTCAAGTCTGCAAGGTGTTCTGTTTACACCAAGTGCAGTTCAGCAAAGTATTACAGCAATTAATGATGTTATTGAGACTATCGGCACTTCTTCTATAGGGAATTGGATAGGTACAATGGTTAAATCATCACAATTGGGGGAAGTTGTTTCTACAATTTCTCAATTGACCCTTGTACGTGACGCCATAGCTAATTTCGGGAGTGGAGAAATCAATACACAAGGAATTGAAGCAGCAATTACTGCAATCGATTCAGTAATTCAAAAGCTGAACACTTTACCGGAAACTGCTGATATTGGCGGCTTACAAAACATGATCGGTGTTTTACAATCCTTAGTAAGTCAGTTTGATGCTGTAGTAGCAGCTACACAAGCAAGCATGACAGGAATGGATGGGCTATCAGCTAATTTCAGTTCCAATCTTTTATCAATGCAAAGCAATACTACAGCTACAATGAGCGCAATTCAGTCGGCAGGTACTTCTGGGATGGCAGCATTTACTTCAGCTATTGCTAGTGGAATGGCTGCTGCATCGAGTGCGGCACGAGCCGGAAATACTCAAATTGTTAGTGCTTTTTCATCGTTGAGGAGCCAACTGTTTTCTGCAGGTTCTTATGCGATGTCTGGTTTAACTGCCGGGATTCAAGCAGGTGCAGGATCAGCAATCGCAGCAGCGCAGTCGGTAGCAAGTCGAGTGGCGTCGGCGGTTCGTAGTGCATTAGATATCCATTCACCTTCACGAGTTATGATGGCTATTGGTGGATTTGTATCTGAAGGATTGGCTAATGGTATCCTTGCGGCTCAGAACTTAGTGCAAAAGGCAAGTGACGCACTGGCGTTGGCAACAATTCCGGATCAGTTAGCGACAGTTGCTGCAAACGGGACCGTAACAAGCAGTGTTCATGTTGATGATGAAGATATTTCTCGTCTAAAAGCTTCAACAAGTTCTACGGTAGTGGTCCAACATAAGCAAGTAGTACCACAAGTTACGATTCACATTGACAACAAGGATGGAGAGTCAATTGATGAAGAAGCTTTACTTCAAAAATTTGAAGATAAAGTAATTGAGTTAATTGATGCGGATCTAAGTTAGGAGGCATGTATGGCAATTAAATTCTATTTAGAGATTAGTGGGAAGCGTTACATGCTTCCTGTTAATCCTAGTTCAATAAAAGTCGATGTTCCAAGTAGAAATGAATCAAATGAAGTTGTAAAGCTGGGAGAGATCACCCAGTTTGCTGTCAAAGGATTAAAATCAGCATCCTTTGATTGTTTTTTTCCTGCAAGCAAAGACAATCGTTTTGTTATGAATGGAAGTTCTTTTTTGCCACCAGGAGATTATGTTTTGCTTTTAGAAAAAGCTATGGACAGCAAAAAGGCAATCAGATTTATTGTAACTGACACAAAAATTAACATGCTTGTTTCAATAGAATCATTCTCATGGTCTATTGTTGATTCAACAGGGGATATTGAATATTCACTTTCTCTAAAAGAGTATAGAGAGTATGCTGCTAAATATGTAAAAACAGTAGCAAAGCAAGTAAGTCGACAACCAGCAAGACCGACCGTCACTCAAGAGATCACAATTGGGTGCACAGTGATTGTCAATGGCAGACTACATCGAGATTCTTATGGATCAGGTCCTGGGCTAACTGAGGTTAATGCTACCAGAAAAGTAAATTTCATCGCAAAAGGTCGTAGTCATCCCTACCATGTAACATTAACAAATGGCGGATGGCGTGGATGGGTTACCGCTGGAAGTGTGAGGAGAATCAAATGAGCTTACAGATTCTTGAAACTAGTATAAACAATAGGGAAATGTACGATATTTCAGAAATAGCGAGCAATCCAAGATGGACAACCGGAACATCGTCCCAGCCGGGTAAATTTGAGTTTTCTGTTAATGTTGATAAGGTTGTTTTTATTCGTAGTGGAGATATTATTGAGGCTAAAAGTGATGGTAAGACTTTCTTTAAAGGAAAGGTCTTTATTAGGCGGAAAAGCAAATCCATGTTGTGGCAAATCATTGCATATGACAATATGCGATATTTAAAAAATGAGGATACCCTTGTTTTTGGTGCCTCTAGTGCGTCTAACAGATTTAAAACAATTTGTGAAACACAGGGATTAAAATATAAAGTTTTAGACCAGGTGCCGTATAATTGTCCAGCAGCAGTTATGGATAATAAAACTTATTTTTCAATGCTAGAAGATTCATTAGAAGACACAAGGATTAACTATAGCGGTATGCGTTATGGTATTAGAGATAACGCTGGAACATTAGAGTTTTTTTCTTATAATCGTATGATCACAAAGCTTGTTATCGGTGATAATTCACTTATGACAGATTATGATTACGAAGCTTCAATTGATGATTCGGCAAATGCAGTCAAAGTTATTCGAGAGGATTCTGAAAAAAAATCTCGGGAAGTCTATACGGCCAGTCATTCTGGAAATATAGAAAAGTGGGGGCGGCTGCAAATCGTTGAGACAGTAAGCGATGCTGATTTAAACTCATCCCAATTGCAACAACAAGCAAATTCTTTGTTGCGTGAAAACAATAAAGAATTTAAAACCTTGGGATTAGAAGCTGTAGGTTCATTTGAAATCCAAGCAGGAAACAGCTTCATCTTAAGGGTTTCTGATTTACAAAAAGATGGAATAGGAAATGATAGTTTAGCTCTAGTGACTTCTTGCGTGCATAATCTAGGCAAGGTTCATACAATGAGTTTACAAGTTGAGGTGGTGGCATAGTGGCAGGCGAAAAATTAGCTAGTGTAATCAAAAGAAGCAAACCAAAAGAAAGCGAATTGTCAGATTTGATTTTTGGCGTTGTTACTAGCGCTAATCCATTAACGATTCGTGTAGACAATCGATACAGCGTCGGTAGCCAACATCTTATTTTATCGCAGATGGTTAGAAATCTCTCAGTAACGGTAACGATAGAAGGAAAACAAGGGACTGCGCAAGTATTTCGACCGCTACAGGTAGGCGATCGAGTAAATATGTTAAGAGTGAGCAAAGGGCAAATGTTTTACGTTTTGGAAAGGAGCTGATTAAGTGGATGAAGAAATTCTTGATCAATTGCCAACTAGAACTTACCGTGTTTTAAATAACCGTATTATTGGCTGGGTCGATGATTTAGAAGCTATGCGTCAATCCATTGAAAAAGTTCTTCAAACAGAAAGGTTTACATGGCCTGTTTACACAGATAACTATGGTATTGAATTACAGAACTTAGTTGGCCAAGATTTAGATCTGGTTATTTCGGAGATTGAGCGAGTAATAACAGAAGCTTTATCACCGGATGAAAGAATTGTAGGATTAGGAAATTTTTACATTACAAAGGAAAGCAGGAGTACACTTCTGGTTTCTTTTTTTGTATCGACGATCTTTGGACAAATAAAAATTGATCAGGAGGTGAACGTGGAATGAATCCAGAAGAAATTGGAAATTATCTGGAGGTTTATGATTTCGACTATTTTATAAATGATGCCCTCTCAAGAGTTCCTGAAGGTATTGACACGAGAGAAGGATCTATCATCTACGATGCGTTAGCACCGACCTGTTACCAATTGTCAGATTTCGTAATGCAGCTGAAAAATGTGCTTTTAGATACATTTGTTGCAACTGCTACTGGGGAATATCTCGATTATCGAGCAGAAGAAGCTGGTTTAAATCGTATTCAAGCTACAAAATCTATTGTTCGAGCAAAATTCAAGCGATCTGATGGTAGTCCATTTTCTTTGGCCATCGGCAGTAGATTTTCTTCTACAGGAGAGGAAGCAGTTTATTACCGCGTAATTGTTGAAGATTCAGAACCCGGCACATACCGAATGCAAGCAGAAACTGAAGGCGAAATAGGAAACAAGTTTATTGGTACATTGCTACCGTTGGATAACTTTAATGGATTAGCAGAAGCTGTTTTGACTGAAATATTGATTCCTGCTAGAGATACTGAATCAGATGACGATTTAAGAAAGAGAATTATAGAAGCTAAAGAGATCGTAACTTTTGGCGGAAATATCTCTGACTACTACTATTTAACTTCAAGTATCGATGGAGTGGGAGCAGTTCAAGTGTATCCAGTTTGGAACGGTGGGGGAACAGTGAGGTTGGTTATTTCGGATGATACTTATCACTCAGCTTCTTCAGTGCTAATCGATCGAGTTCAACAGCTGATTGATCCAACAAAAGATGGACAAGGTTTAGGATATGCACCTATTGGACACAAGGTAACTGTTGCAGGTCCTGCTGAAAAAGTTGTTGATGTATCTTTCGAATTAACTCTGAATTCAGGGATCACTTATCCTCAAGTTGAAGTTCAAATACAAAATGTTGTAGCCAATTATTTTGATAAAGTAAGAAAGTCGTGGGATGAGCGTAATGATTCAGGCTATGAATGCTGGATCTTTCGATCGCAAATAACTGCAGCAATTTTGTCAGTGTTAGGTGTTGCTAACGTCCAATCCTTAAAACTGAACAATGTAGAAGCTGATGTGAAGATGGAGCTGACCGATATTAAACAAGAATTACCAATGCTAGGGGAAGTGAATGCTCTATGAGTCTTAAAGATTTTGTACCGAGTTGGTATGAGAGTATTAAGGAATTTGATGTTTTATTTGAGGTCGAAGACGAACTAATTCAAGAAGTGGACGAGCATCTTAAAAAGATCAAAAATAATCAATGGATTCAAACTGCAGATGAGCAAATGATTTATTTCCATGAACAGTTGTTAGGAATCCTTGTAAATCCGGAAACAGAAGATCTTGAATTTAGAAAGCAGAGAATTTTGAATCGATTACAATCGACTCCGCCTTTTACGCTCTCATATTTAAAGGACCATTTGAACAGAATTTTTGGTAAAGAAAACTATTTGTTGATTGTTAACTATGATGATTATCAAATGGTTTTGGAAACTGCTGCAGAGAATGCAAATTGGTTTTTAGAAGCTCAAAAAATTATCCATAAAGTAAAACCAGCGAATATTATTTATATACAACGGCCGACTTATCTTCAGGAGATTGTGTTGGTCGAAACAGCTGCAATTGCTCCATTAACTTATTTTCGGCTTGGACGAAGTCGAGTTGGTAAGGATCAGCTACTAAAACGATCAGAAGATAGTGAGGTGATTCTTCAGTGATTACAGAAAGTTTAAAAACAAAGGTCAATACTGCAATAAAAGAAATGGTCACTGCTATTCGTTTAAATGGTGAAATACCAATTAATGAATTCAGTTCGGTAGTTGAGGGATCCATCTTACTTATAGAATTCGAAATTCCTGAAGAAATTGCAATATTAAGAAAGCTAGAGTTCTACGACAAAGAGTCTCTCCTTTCTGAATGCAAAGTATATGTCCCGATTAGTGGTAATACATTGTTTAAATATCGAATAGAGGTGAAATAGATGGCAAAACAATGGAAAAATGAAGATATTATTTATCCTGAGGACGCCCAGCGTTGGGAAAGCGGGCTAGAAAATGTTCAACAAAACAATGCTCAGAATGAAACTAATTTAAAGAAACACTCTGATGATAAATTGAATCCCCATAATGTGACCGCAGCACAAACTGGAGCATATGCGAAAGCTGAAGTAGATACCAAAGACGTATCTGTTCTCTCAACTGCAAAGGCATATACGGATTTACACTCTGTAAAAAAAGATAATCCTCATGGGGTAACTGCAGCTCAGGTCGGTGCTTATTCAAAGGCAGAGGCAGACTCGAATCTGACAGCAGCCCTATTACCCAAGACTAATTCACGAGGATACAGCAATGGGACTGTGACGGATATTTCTGGTGTAGATTTAAACAGTTTGAATGAAACCGGAACTTTTATGGGATCCGCTCTAACAAATGCACCATCATCAAGTTGGTGGTTTATAACGAATTTAGTTCATACATCTAATTACATTACTCAGATAGCTTATGTAGTTTCAGCTACAACAGATCGGCCAAGAGTAAGAAAGAAATCAAATGGTATATGGGGAGAATGGCAGACAATAATGTTCACCTCTGATAATGCTGTGTCTTCATCAAAACTACAATCGCCTCGACAGATAGCAGGAGTTGATTTTGATGGTACGAAAGACATTGCAATCCCTGCGAACAATGTTGGGGCTTATACTAAAACTGAAACGGATAGTAAATTAGTAAATACTAAGAATGAAATTATCTCTGGAAACGTTGCTTCGGCTTCGAAATTGCAATCCCAAAGGAAAATTAACGGGATCTCATTTGATGGTACCTCAGATATATCAATTACAGCTGACCCTAATCAAAAGACTATTCCTGCTAATACTAATTTAGATAATTTAACAACGCCTGGATTTTGGACTTCAGTTTCAGATGGTAATACAGGAACTTTAACAAATGCGCCTTTTGGGACAGGCACTTTTACGTTGCAAGTCGAAACTGGATTGAATGATACTCGGATTATCCAAACAGCCAAACGTGCCACTAATGGCGATATTGCGATTCGGTCTAAAACGGAATCAGCAGCTTGGCGACCATGGGTAGCTTTGGCTAAAAATGATGGAAATATACAAGCTGGCTTAGTCGCAGAGAAAGCAAGTAGACTAGCAAATCCTAGGACAATAGCGGGCGTTCAATTTGATGGAACTAGTAATATTGAAATCAGTGCTGATAATGTAGGTGCCTATAGTAAAGAACAAGTGAACACAAGGCACAGAAGCAATACGATTAAAACGAACTATGTTTCTCATAGAGGAATGAGTATTTTAGCTCCTGAAAATTCATTAAAAGCGTTTGATTTTGTCACTCGCCATTCTGCAATAGAAACCGATATTCAAGTTACTTCTGATGGCGTTTGGATTTGTATGCATGATTTAACTGTCGACAGGACAACAAATGGTACAGGATCAGTTGCTTCAAAGACTTTGGCACAAATGAAAGCCTTGCGGATAGATTCAATTGAAAATCCGCACAATAACATTCAAGTTAATAGCTTCAATGATATTGATTTAAAAGTTCCTACTTTTGAAGAGTATCTGGTGATCTGCCGAAGTCGAGGCAAAGTTCCTGTGGTTGAGATTAAGAAATCGAGCTACACGGCAGCTAATTATCAAAACTTAGTCAATATATTAAAAAAACACAGAATGGAAAGTACAGCAA